CATCTGGATGTAAATCACAGAATATTTCCAAAGCATTGGGGTCATGGTGGTCTCCAGCTTCGATTTCTTCTTTATGATGTTCGACATACTCCTCTAGTTCATGCAACTCTTCTTTTGCATGTCTTCGTGCTGCTGGGTTTGCTTGTGGATCTTCGATAATTTTCTTATCGTGTTCCATATGATCTTCGATTGATTTCATTTGATTTTTCCTGTTTCTTTTATTTAAGCATTTTATTTAGAAGCTGCCAGCGGGGAAAGTGTTTCCATACATTTCATTGTCACGTTGAACTTCTGCATCTGTACTTGGTGTAAATACATCACGAATCAATTTAAGTTGTGTTTCAGATTTACCACGACCAATTAGATGTCTTAACTCAGCAATTAAATATCTTCCGCTTGGGTCATTACCTTTTTCACTTCCAAAAGAATCTGTTTGATTTGTTCCATCACCTTTTTTTGTAGGTAATTTAATATCAATCACGACACCAACTCTTAAAGTGCTGTTTAACGGAATTGATATACTTAGAGATTGTGAAAATAATAAGTTATTTCTAATATAAGACTTATTTTGATACTTGGCAAGTTCTGATTTTGGCACAGTTTCACTTTTTGCAGCACCAACTTGTGCAGCTCCAACATCATCAACTCGAAGCATTAATCGAGTCGGATGTTTCTCAAGACCATCCATTAATTTGACTGGTTTATTTAGTTCCAATTTGGTAACATCAAAATCATCTACACTTGCTCCTTGGTTTTCAATATCAATGTATATTGTTTTATTTGCATACATTCCCATGCGACAGTTCATACCAATGTCATTTGATTGATTTAATTTGTTTTGTAATATTATAGCTTTATTTTGAGATTCAAATGGACTATCTGTTTGTTCATATCTTAATGGTTCTTGTTTGAGTAAATTCTCAATAGATCTAAAATGATAACCATCTAAATTTTCAAAAAATAGAAAACCAAAATTCTTTGTAGAAGATTGTGATTTTGCACACAACCATTGTATTGTATCAAACGGTCTTTTTAAATTACCCACAAATGAATAAGAATTGGTTGCTCTATCTTCTTCAATCTCACCTTCTTTCTTCGGGCCAAATACTTTCTTTTTAGTTTTAATTCCTTTTTTATCTTCGGTTAAAATATCTTTAACAGTTTGTGAAACGTTTCCAGCAAATTTTTTATTCAGTCTTGCAGTCTCATTAATAATAGTCTCTTGTGAGATGAATTCTAAGGTTGCCTCTTGAATCTGGGCTGTAGTGTTCATATCTGAGACAGCGTTCAACATCAGTTTATGGTCTTTCGTAATCTTAAATTCATCTTCATCACCATCTTTTACTGTTAATTCAATAAGTTCTCCACCAGTAATTCCCTTTCGACCTATTACTTGGTCAATGTCAATAAATCTAAGAGTCATTGATATTGATGGACTCTCAATACTTTCATAGTAATCAATCTCTGGAGCACCCTGAGTTATATCATACTCCTCATCTAATGCACAACCATTAGGAAGAAGACGACATTTAGTAAAGAGAATTTTAGTTTCAGCCATTATTGAATCATCCTAGCAACTTCTGGTGGTAACTTTCGATTGTTTATTGATAAGTGTGGATTTTGTAAAGCTCTGACATAAGATATAGTCGTACCAGTTCCTTTTATTTCTGCTGACGAGACTTGTGGAAGTTGTTTTGGAGCTTTGACACTTTGACGAGTGCCTCTGCCTCTTCGAGTGTCTCTTATACCACTCATTTCACTGGAAGGTGTTGGTTTAAGAACGTCACCAAGACCACCAAGCATTTTGAAAAAACCTTTTTGATCTTTTTCATCCATTTCTAATGAGTCATTACTTTCGGTTTTAGTCACTGCCTTAAGAATCGGGTCTTTTTTATCTTCAGTTTCAATTTTTTCTTCTCCACCTCTCTTAGTTGTAGAACCTAATTCTTTACCACCTTGTCCACCTCCACCAGATTCAGTTGATACGCCACCTTTTCCAACCTTATTAAAATTATTTTCTAAAGATTTAGCAATGTTACCAGTGCTTTCACCCAACTTACCACTAATTCTATCTGCAAAATTATTAACTGGTTTTCCAATAAGAGGCACCTTTCCAAGCGTACCTTTTAACAAACCTCCAAAAACATTTCCAACTTTTGGCCCAAGATTTTTTACAAAATTTACTATAGGTGGTGCAATTTTTGCTATAACTAATCCAGTTAAACCAACAGCAAGAGCGCCTAAAAGAATGGGAGTTATTACAGGTAATGCAGCAGTTATTAAAGCACCGACTCCAGCTACTAATCCTAAACCACCAACTAATTTAAGCAAACCACCAAGGAAACCTCCACCTCCACCTTTTTTCTCTTCTGGAGCTGGATCTCCTTTATCTCCCTTTGGGCCCTGTTTACCCAAATCGAGAAGTCTATCTGATATCTTTTTCTTCTGTTCCTTATCTTCCTCCTCCAATAACCTGTCTTCTTTTAAATCTTTTTCTAATTTCTGTTCTACTACAATATAAGTTGCTATGTCTCTGATTTCTGTTCGCATCGCATCAATTGACACTGATATGCTTTGAATTAATGTTTTGTTAGCATTAATAGTGCTTAGATTAGAACTAGACTGTTTCAAGGCCTTATTAGCCACCTCGTCAACCTCATCAATTCGATTGAAGAAACTGTCTATGTTTATTTTTTTACTGGTCTGTTCTTCATCCATATCCAGTACCTTCCTGTTGTTGTCTCTTTAGATTTTCCTTTTCAATATATTCCGAAAGAAGAGCGACATAAACCTCTCTTTCCCAAGGAATCATATTTTCCAGTTCCGTCAAGCTATATTTATGGTATTGCATGAGAGCGAAATTGATACGGAAATAGGATTCAAGATCCTCTCTTGCAATACTTAGACGAAAAAATCGGCTAGACCCTCCAAAACGATACTACCCTTTTTCTTCGTGTTCGGATTTACCACCTCAATCGTATGTGATAATTTAGGCATTGTTGAAAAAAACTTTTCAACTTTTTTATACTGTTGTGAATTTAACTGTTCTACAAATTCAAGTCTTTCAGATGGAGTATAATCTTTAGCATCCCATGCATCCTCACCAGTAAAAATCGTATCCATACAATCAGCAACTACTTTAAAAGTTTTATCAACCATAGTTTCTGCTTCGTCTTCTGTATCAAAATTATTTTCTATAAATTGATTCAATGATGGATACTTCATCCGAAGAGTCATCTTATCATCTAAGACAACATCTTTTGTGTGTCCTCTTGGTTTATTAACTTTAATTTCATCAACATATATCGTCACTGGGACTTTTGTTTCATTATCATCAGGACAAGTCACTGTTAATTTAATATCCTCCCCAATTGATTTAGCACGAATATTTAAAAATAAATGTTCGATATCAAATGTGGGAAGATTATCAACATCAATTCCTTTTGTCAAAATGCATTTCTTCAATACTTCTTTAACAGCGTTTGTAATCGCAGATTGATCTTTTGATTCTAAAGCAATAATTAAAACTTTCTCTTCTTTTACAAGAAAAGGTCGATATTTAACTTTTTTATTTGATGAATATAACTTCAACTCATAGGTTGGAGTTTCAATGGTTGGTAATGGCATAATAATTGATTCAGTATTTTATATAGGTGGGTTTTTTAAATTATTTTTTCCTTTTCCTTGATGCGTTTAAGTTGTCTCTGTTAATTTGATACTGAGGTCTATTTTCAAGATTCTTTTTCTTTTGTTCTTCAAGTGTGGGAAGACCTGATATTGAATCGTCAAAGGCTGGACTTCCAGTGTCTTCTGGGAATTGAAAATGTCTTGCATCTTTAGTATGAGTTGTAAAGAACCTATCATAAGCAAACTGCACATTACATTTTAACACATTTGAATCACCGTAGGCAACTCTCATTGAAGTTAAATTACTAGGCCAAACATTTACGAACTCATATTGAGTCATTGATGATATGTAATTTGTTGCTCTTGAATGTTTTATAAATGAATCTTTTTCAAATTTTGTGATGTGAATAATTTCTTTATAATCCTCTGGATAATTAAATCTTGTAAATGCACTCATGTCTCTTTGAGTCTGTGTAAAAACAGGATTAATAAATGACATCCAACTCTCTAAAACCTCTAATATTATTTGATCTGCATCACAATAAAAAACAAGATTTAATGGAGGAAAATTTCTAAGGTCTGGAAACTCCTCTACAATACCTTGATGATGACCAGTTGCGGTTGACATTTGATATTGTGTGCCTGGAAGTTCTGCTTGA